TACTGATCGTTCTAAATATCAAACGCCGGCTTACTCAGTCGGCGTTTTTTTATGCTTGTGGTTTAGCCACAGCATGTAAGTCAGCAGTATGAACAGGAGCGTTCTACAAGAATGCTCGTGACTTATGAAATCAAAAACAAGATCTTCAAAATGCTCCATAGTGCAAATTTACGAAGGAATCGTAAAGCTACTTGCACCGATAACTTGATTTAGTCTTTCGAATAAAAGCTCATGTCCTTTAGGAGACCTGTGTAGTCTTCTACCCATAACCCTTTCGTTAACCCCAGAATTACCCGTACCCTTAAATACAGGATCTTCTATAAGATCGTTAACCAATAAGGTAGTATCAGCCAAACCACTTGTAGGCTCTTTATAATTATCAGAACCATAGATAAGTCTACCGCCAGTAGTTTCAACTGTATTTTTTAAATCACTGATTTGATAAAGATCAACAAGGTGTACTTTATCAGCTACCAAAGCCGGTAGCTGCACAGTATCTGTTATTACCTTACGAACAATCTTTAATCTAGTAAGACCAGATTCGTTTGTATTTAGATTTTCTGCCCAAAAGTTAGATAACGAAGAAGCACCCACAACCTTGCCCACATTAGTAATATTCCCAGAAGCAATTTCATTCATATAGATAACGTTACCTTGTTGATAGACGCTAAAGCAAATACCTCGACCAGGAGTAAGATTGAATGGTTGTGATGTATTAGTCAACTGAACCTCAATAGTGTATCCGTCATAGGTATTACTACCATGCTCAAAATAATTATAGTTTGTTCCGGTGTTGTAGGAAGAACCTTCAAACTGAGCAATATATGATCGAGTACCTATGGCTTCAACTTCTTCATTTCCGTTAGAAGAAAAGTTTGTAGCTCCGGTAGATGGTTCTGTAAAAAACCTAGTGCTGCTATTTCTAGAATCAAGATTTATTTGAATCTGTGTTACAACTTCTACACCTGAAACTACAGAAGTAGAATAGTCAATCACTTTATAAAAGCCATTAACATTTCTCCAGCTTTCTTTAGCAGGATCATGAACAGCCTCACTTGAACTGTCAAAACCCTTTAGTTTAATCCAAACATCATTCTGATCTACAACACTTGCAGGAGGCCAGTTCAATTCTGGTAACGGTAATCCAGAGTCAGCACCCAACTGAATTTGAGTAAGACCTCGGCTAGGGAACATATTATCTATCCCTGTTACAACTGGATCTGGATTAGTTATTCCTGAAATAAGTGGACCTTCAATCTTAGTTGGTGATGAAGGAACTCCGGTAATAAAGTGATTAGCGGCTCCATCCAAAGCATCAAACTTAGTATCTGTTCCGGCCATTGTCTTCCCAACCAAAGAAGCTCTATCGATTTCTTCAAACTGATCTCCTGAAACAATACACTTTAGAAACACAGTTGAACTTTCTGGAAATTCTATAAAACCTTCAAACAAATCTGAATCCCCAGGATCAATCAAGGAATCCAAAGTTCTAATCCAAGAGTATGCTGATCTTGTAGTACCTGTTACTAAATCGGTATCCGTTATAAAATCAATTCTATAAACCTCTCCAGGTGTACCGCCATCCAAAGTTATATTGTCTCTACCGTCACCTTCAATCTTAATCCAACGATCTCCAGACAAAGTAACATCTACAACTTGAGGAACATCACTTATAGCAATTCGATTAGTATCGTCTCCTGAATAAGCCGGAGTAAGTGTCCAGTTACTAACCCCTCCATTGGTTTGTATACTGTAAGTATCTCCATCAAGAATAACTTCAAAAGTAGCTGAACCTGTAGTAGTGTTAACGGTACTACCTCCAGTTACAGCGTCATATTGCACAGCATTAGTAGAACCAGTAGTTACTTCTAAACGAGTAGCAAAATTAGTTTTAGCTGTAAATGATTCAGGAGATAGAGTATATGCTTCAGATGTTCCTTGAATAGGTGGACGTTGGTCTAAGCAAACCCTTGATGATAGACCATCGTATTTATCGTCAACTGATGGTGGTGTACAAAATACCATAGGATAATTTTTACGACCATCATTATTACGCTTGGTCACCATATCCTGTATTCTCTGAGCCATAGTCAGTTGACGCAATGGTGTTTGCACATCTGTAGCATCATTCACCCCTGCCTGCATCACCATTAAATTCCAAGGAAGAGTATACAGTCCAGACCTTGATGCAAACCACTGGTCGGTAGCAAGCTTAGAACCACCAAAACCTTTGTTTACAAGACGTATGCTCTCAGGAGTAGGTTTACTTCTTAAGGCATTTACTAAACGAAAAGATGCCAACTCATCTCCAAAATAATCCGGAAATGGGCTGGTGGATTCCTTGCGGTTACCAGAGTAATTATAACCCATGTCCTGTGGTCTCCAGTTGCCTACAAGACTCCAAGAAATAGAGTCTCCGCAGTAAAGAAGTCTTTTGGTTGCATTAAAATTAAAGTCAGCAGTGAACTCAATTCCGTTAATGTGCATTCCAATATCCGGATCTGTCTGACCTGTTTGAGGATATGGTGTAAACCTTAAGGATACTCCGGCGCCAGGGCCCAATATAAATCCGTTAAAATTCAATGTACTTGAACCACCATCACTGACAGCTAGTGAAAACTCATCTTGGTTGGACAGTCCGATCCAATCGCCAATAGCGTTCTGAGCAATAACTCCGGATACTCTACCCTTGGCATTTGACGTAATTGTAATAGAATTTACAAGTATTGCTCTACCTACATCTATGTCAAGTGTGCTTGATACGACATCACCATAAACAGGCGGAGTGCCTCCGTCATTAGTCAGTGCAGTGCCGACCCCCTCTAAAGCAACGCTGAGGTTTACGGGTCTGCCCTCAAGCTGAATCTTTTCTTTGATCGATTGTGTAGATACGTCTAGTAATCTTGCCATGAGTTCTAAGTAATAATTATTGCCACGTTGTAGTGGATATCGGTACCATCAAAGAATCCGTTTGCTGGACCAAAGCCATCATCGTCATCAACGATCCAACCAAAACGATAACTGCTACCGCTCAAATTACTTATGTATACTCTGAGTGCAGCCGTTGAAGCAAAGTAAAGTGTTTTTGTTTGACCTCCTACGCTGGGCCGAAGTTCGTCATCGGTACCAGCTGTTGGTGCAGAAACAATGGTTATCTGACCAGCTTCTGCAATAACTATCTCAACGTGTGGATCAACCCCACGGTTAGCTATTTGGATATCAAACTCAGTCATTGTAGTATGAAACTACTTATGATGAGTACGCGCTGATCTGAATTTCAGGATCAAATGTGCGTACAACTATTTCAAGATCAAACTCTTCAATCATTTACTGCGTCTTTAACGATCATCTTACCGGCCATAATTCTTGAGCTTGTTCCGTCAGATGTCTTAGTAGCCCGCAGCTCATATACATATGTAGCCGGACTGATCAGATTTGTAACAGCGGCTTCTTTACGGAGAAACAACTCACCGTTTGAATTTTTTGTAATCTCGTCGGTAGCAAAACTCCAAGCTGCACTTTCATCGTAGCTTGAAAACTTACACTTCAGCTCAAATGTGTACTGAGTTAGATCGTAATACTCAACTGGATCAGTGTTCTTCTTAGAAAGGCGTAGGTAAACATCAAAGGTATACCCCTTTGTAAATGTGATATTTACATCCTTAGTTGCATCCAGGTTTAGATTCGTAACACTCATGATGCAGTACAATCACAGTTATATGGATCAGCGTATCCTTTGGCTATGCTGTATGAACCATAAGCCTTCTTAAAGTCTTTGGTCCTTGTGGCACCCTCAGCAACAACCATATATGCATGGATCTTATTTACGATGTTAACGTCAGCAGTAGAGTCACAGTCGCCATTCAGCATCTTAGCAAGTGCACACCAAAGACATTTCATCTTGGGATCACCTGCTGAGTCACCAGTACCGGTCATAACAATATGCCAGATTCCATCACTGAATGTAGACGCTCCGATCATTGTAGGAGTGATCGTAAATATATATCGAGCTCCGAAAGTAGTCTGAAGATAACTCATTGCTGGGTTTGCAAAAGACTCTTTTTTTTCATCGTTGTGATACAAATCCAAAGGGCCTTCGGTACTTAAATTTATATCGGAAATAACGTGGAGTTCAGAGTAATCTTTCTCAAACTCGACATAAATGGATGCCATGGACTTCGCTTTTATCAAAGATATAAAAAAAGCCCCAGCGATAGCTGAGGCTCTTTGTTACAAAAGGCGTAACGATTAGTCGTTAGCCTGGATGTCTGTCAACAGATCAGCGGCTGTGTTTCCAGAACCAGCATCCCGAGGGATGAATACTGTGATCTCAGCTTCGCTGTTTACAACAGATCCTGGATACTGTGCGGTATTCTTACGCAGAGTAAAGCTGAACTGATCGTACTGCTTAGTTGAAACAGTCTCCAACCGGCGAGTACGCATCCGACGATACTCAGTCCACATCAGACCAGAGAACTGAGCAAGGCTCAACTCTTCGATAACTGCAACGTGAGGACCGTAACCGTTTCCGATGTCAGCCTGCTGAGTATCAACAGTAACCAAACTAGTGGCTTCCTCGCCATCTACTGTCATAGTAGTATCGAAATCGATTGGGCGGAACGGATGGTTAAAGTCGATCTTAGACTGAATGTCTCCGATCAAGAAAACTTTACCAGCACCAGTTGCAGTAAATACAGCAGCGGCCAAGCGAGCGGAGTCAGATCCTTCGTATGGACGATCAAGAGTCCATGTAGCCACACCACCAGCAGTAGTCATGTTGTAAGGAACTCCACCAATGTTTACCAAAATGGTCAAAGCACCAGCAGTAGTATTTACAGTTGCTCCACCGCTCAGTGCGTTATATTGAGTAACGGTCTTGGAACCAGTAGTTACTGCAAAGTGGCTAGCACTGTTGATCTTTGAGGTAAAGTTAGTAAGAGCGGCTCCTACATAAGCAGTAGCACTTTCAACCTTACGCTTGTCGTTGGTCTTGTTCCACTGAGTAGTCAAACCAGAAGCAACAGCAGCTGCAGTAGTTGTAGAAACAGTATGATCAGCCCATACGTCAAAGAAACGGCCATCAGATACTGCCCCTACGTTGCGGTAGCGAACGTTCATCATAACAACTTCACCAGCAGTAAAGGTCATTCCAGAAAGATCAAGTTCCTGAATATGTACTTTAGGTTGAGCGAAAGTAGTTACAGCAGATGGGTACTTAACAACGTCAGCTGCTGAGAATACTGGAGTCAAGATATCAGAAGAAAGGCTGGCACCTACTTCTTGATTATCTGTAACCAGACGGAGGGCAATGCCTTCTCCATCAGAATTTCCTGAAGAACTGTCAAAACCGCTACCGTCTTTGTTCAAGAGGGTAATGTCACCGGCAGTTCCAGCCGCATCGGCATCGACTACGGTTACTGATTGGTCTTCATACTGTGTCCCTACAAGGACGAAGCGCGAGGGTGCGCCTTCAAGATAACTCATGATTTTAGTTTTAGAGTTGGGTTAGTTATTCAATCCTGTTGTCTTTCGCTATAAAGTGCGTTTGGAACCTCGGGTCGCCAACAGCTTCTAGGGCGTTTTGCACCGCTCTGGTGACGATTTCGGGATGGAACCCTTCAATAAGTTCTGAAGTTTGAACCGACGTCTCGCCATCAATTGAGTACGCAACACCGCCAAGATTACTGAGATCGGCGACTATGATGGGTCTTGGACGACGAATATATCGTAAGACATAGCGAATATAAGGAACATTTGTAATAAGTTCCAAACTATTATTGATATCATCAAATACCCCAGTATCCAAACGCAACGCATGATCCTTGTTGGGTTTACGAAAAGGATCCCCTACGTAGCTAGAATACTCATCATGAGTTATTGCATATACAGGTAACTGCTTTTTACCACAGACTGCTGTGTCCACATCAATGTGTTCAGATACAATACGCAGGACTTTATTCAGATCAAGGTTATTGAAGATCTGAGAGTCTGGGCTAATGTTGAAGTTCACATTGTAAGGAACCGCTTGACCAGGCAAGATGATCTCTTGCTTGACTAAGTTAGAGAGTTGACGACGACGTGTCTCACTTGCTTCAAAACCTTCGAGCCTTGTGTTGGATCTCTGTCTGTAAGCATCTTTTACCAACTCTTCCTGCGCACGCGAGAGGAACAAACTCCTCGCATAAGCATTAAATCCGGGAGCTGAATTGCCCCCGGCATATTGGTAGTTCAATAGAAATTCGTCATCAAACTCAGTAGCAGTCATTATTCACGGGCTTTTTCTACCTGACTTTGAAGAGTGAGAAACAACTCGTTGTTGTTATCATCGATCAAAAAGTCTACGGCACCACGAAGATCGGAACTTCCTCCCGCAAGTGCAAGTGGCTTACCGTCTTTGGTATAGTACAGACCGTTCATTCTTTCCAGAACCTGCAGCTGTACTGCGTCGTGAATAAATGCTCGTACCTCCAAATTAGGATCACCGGCAATCTCCAGAAACTTAGTAGGCTCTGCATCAACCAGCTTGTCAATCTCTTTGATCAACCAGCTGTGGTTATTTGCATTAGTTGGAAGTCTTGAGCCACCCATGCTTTCAATCAAGATGTGACGCAGCATAGTTGCGTTGTTCTTGAGCTTGTTAAAATGCACGTATGCCTCAGACTTAGTAGTAATGCTCTCAGCCTCTCTGCGATCACGGAGACTTTGATCAACGATCATAAACTTGTAAGTCGCCTTCGGATTGTTACGGTACTCGTCCTCACTTGGGGCAACAAGATCTTTTTGAGCTCTGGCCACCAAATAGAACAAGTAATCCTCTGGCTGACTCAGATCAAGAACACGACCGAGTTTACCCAATCCAATACGATAGTCTTTCCAAAATGTACTGTGGCGATTACGAACATCAAGCCAACCTTTTTCGTGGTACAACCTTTCCTCAAGGTACTCACGCTCTTCAGTACTGTTAAACGGATTTACCCTACCGCCTGCACTAGACTTAGGAAGATCATATTCAATAGCAGTCTTGTCGCCAAGACCTTTAGTGAATGGATTAAAACGAGTCCGTTGTTCTCTGATGAACATCGGCGCCTTCTCAACCAGTTCGATCTTTACGGTTTTATTAGGCAATAAAAAAGTCGGCTTAGCCTCAGCAACTGCTGTTTGACTAGCCGACTTAGGTTTTCTCTGTTGAGCCATTGTTGTTTATTATAACGTCGTTACAATAATACAACAATTTCCGTAATGCTCTCTACTTACGCAGACAGGATGTTAGGAATGAGACTCATAGTACGCTCTGGATCGCGAAGGATCACACCGAACTGACAGAACAAGGTAACAGTCCAGGCATCCTTGCGGTTTGCCATCTTGTTATAGTTTGTTCCAGAGTCAGCAGAGAATGGTGATCTCAGACCTTCTTCGATACCACGAATGTACTCAGCTCCCTTGACGTATGCCTTCTGCATGTTAGGAAGACCTTGTACAGTTCCGATATCAAAGATGTCGTAACGATAAGACTCGGCCTTACCACCGTCAGGGTGATTGATCTTGTGACGTACCTGGTCACTGTAGTTGTGGTCAACCTCAACGATCACACGGATGCTGTTGGCGAACAACCACTCAGTGAACTGGAATCCACCTTGATATGCCTGAGAGTGCAGAGGGCTGCTTGTTGGACGGTAAGAAGCACCAGCGTTAGTGTCGCGAACGACGCTGCTACCAGTTTGAGTCCAAGCTGTAGCCTCAGCCTTGGCAGCTTCGTGGAATTGCTTAGCACCACGCTCACCAGTACGGAGCATGAATACACGCTCGTCCATTCCGAGCTTACCTTCAGACAGAGTCAAGAGCGCATTCTCGAGAGTGCTCAGCTGGAAGTCAGTGTAGTAGTACACGTTAGAAACCTCCATCATCTCACGAAGACCAGCTCCGATCAAGATCTCATTCTGAGAAGGACCAGTCATGTAAGAACGACCTTCCGCATCGCGGTTGCTGCGTCCATAGTACATGGCCTTAACTTTTTCCTCCATGAACTCATACTCAAGAATGAAGTCTTCGTACTCAATCCAAGAGACGATAGCCTTGTCATTCCGAGGATCAGGGAAAGCAGTAGCCAGCTTCCGAGACTTCATGTTACCAGGAATGGAGTTCTCCTTACGAACAGTTGTAAAACCGTTGCGGAATTCGATAGGAGTTACCCGGCGGATACCAGTACCACGAATGGACATTGTGCTCTCTACTGGAGAGAATTCAATGCTGAACAACTTACCAGCAGTCAGTTCAGAACCTGGGATTCCATCAGGGCTAGACAGTGCAGATACACAAGTGTAGATCCACTCTTCAGCGGCACCACGACGAACAGACTCGATGTAGATCGGATAGATTTCGTTCTTCTCACCAACGATTACGTGACCTTCGTCGAACCACTTCTCGGGGAAAGTCAGCTCAAAAGGCATGTGGTTTGCACCAACACGGGTGGTTGAACTAGTGATCGTAGAACCTTTCCAGCTACCACTGACCAGTTCGATGTTCCGGTTGTGATCACCCTGGAGCTTCCAGAAATAATCATCATCGGTTTCGAACGTCTCAGATGGCAAACCATCGAGGTACGTTTCAATGTTGCTGCCATACTTGTTGGACAGCATCTTGTTCATCACTTTACCAGCGTACTGAGGGGCAACCTCATACAGCGAGTGGAAGTGGTTGTTACGAACGAGGCCTGCCATTGCTTTGGCCTCCGTAACCTGAAAGGGACTAACTTGCATAGATCGGGTTTTAGATTAGTCGGGGTTTATATTTACTTGTCAAACAATAACTCCAAAGCACCTTCGATACCTTGGAATGCGTTATCAGGGTTATTTGAACTACCTGACTGAGGTGCGGTTACACGTCCGCCGGTAGCGCTGCCTCGGCTACCTTGACTGATAATCTGGTCAAGTGCTTTGGTAGCATTACTCGCCGATTTACTAAGCAATGGTGTCAGATCAGTAAGACCCTTGGTCATTGCCAAGATCCAGTTGATCTTAACCGTTGTATCCACAGGATCTTTTTCAAGCTGTGCCTGCAGATAGTTCATCGGCTTGTTTTCGGTACCGTAGTTCTTCGTGGCATATTCCATAATGCTATCACGAAGCTGATCGGTAACCTTGAGTCCGAAGAGCTTATCAGCTTTTTCAACCTTTGTCTTTACTTCATCAGCAGTCTTCTTGGTATTTTCAACCTCAGTTGCTTTGTTCTGAGTGTCTTGATCAATCTCATTCTGAATCTGATCATCGTACCAACCTTTCATGGCATCTCTAGCATCTTTAGATGCGGAAATTAGATCATCACTAGAAAGCGACTTGGCTAAAACTTCTGCGTCTTTAGCGGAGTAGTTTTTAACCTTGACCATATGTTGAGCAACAAGCATCCTTTTAGGATGATCGTACTGACTGCTAGTGTCTTCGAGCACTGTGTCAGTAATCTTGTTAAGAGTCTCGCGCTCTCTGCGATTGTCTTGAAAGACCTGAACGTCAACACCTGCTTCAAAGGCTTTGACTGCTTGCTGCTGTAGTGGGGTCAAACGATTCATAGCACCATCCTGGCGCTTTGCTTCAATCCGGTCATACAACTCTGAAAGGTCACTTACGTCTTTAGTGACTTCTTTCAGGTCATCTGGACTAAGGGCCCCCTTATCAACATACATTTGAGCGACGACTTCAAACGGTGATTCTGTTGAATCAGAAGCCCCCGGCTCAGTACTGTAGGATTGTCCAGAAGTTTGCCCACCAAAGTCGTCAAGCTTTGATAAGTCATCGGGGAGTTCAATAAGATCACTTGGTTCTGATGGAGGGTCTGCTGGTGCGGGTGTTCCTGAATCAGGGGTTGGATCCCCTCCGCCAGTATTGTCCTCAGTTCCAAGAAGTTCTGCGAGGTCGAATGTCACTTCGGTGTCGCTGGTATTACTTTGAGCCATAATTATATTTTTTCGTCAAAACAAAAATACCCCGGTGTAAACCAGGGTATTAGTATATAGACGTAACGAAAAATCAAATATTCGTTAATCGATCTATGGGAGATTTCTTAGGCTCATTAGATGTAGATGAATCCACAGGATCTGAGAATGGATGAGCTGCCATTGGAGGTAACTCCATTGGGTTCTGCATCATCTTCATGCGCATGTCACGCACTTCTTTAAGCCTAGCTTGCAACTTGTTCACTACCCTTAATTTTAGATTGTCGTTTTTTCTCGCGCATCTGTGACTCAAGATCTTTCATATCTTCCATCAACTTATTGCGCTTTTCAGTAAGCTTCTCAATATCTTTTTCGTTCTCAACATTACCAAAGGACTCTGCTTGAATCAAAGCTCTTTCAATGTCAACATTTCCTTTAAATATAGTACTCCAGCGATCATCCAAACGAGATTCTAAACGTTGCTCTTTGGCAGCATCGATATTCATCTGCTGAAGTTCTTTCTGTTGTTCGTGCTGCTCATTACGTCTGTCTTTGGCTTCTTCCTGAGCTACTTGAAGAGTAAGTCTCTTTTCAGCTAAAGATGCTGAGGTGTACAGATCAACAAGTGTAAGCAGTGACGCTTGGTCATTTTGCATAGCAGCCTGACCTAACATATCCATAGCTTGATCAAGTCTGCGAATAACAGAACCATCAATGATGTTTATGTCATAATCATTATCTGCAAACTCATCACCGTCTACATCAAAAAGATCAAGACTACCATTGTCCAAAACATACTGGGCTTGAAACTTTTTACCTCTCCATAAATACTTGCAGGTTTCTACAAGCTGACGAGTAACACGAAGTTTGGTCTCTTCGTGCTCTACAAACAATGGTTCTGTGATACTGGTAGACTGAAGGAGACTCTGCTGAATACCACTCGCTGTCTCACGATCCTTGGTCTGTCCTTCACGCTGCTTGGTTACACCGGTAACAATACTTACTTGCAGCTCGATGAACTGAAGCATGTTGACCAGCTGCTGAATGTAGTTTCCGATATCGGCATACAGCATTCTGCCTGTGGTATTGTAGTTACCACCAAGGGCACCCTTGTGCATACCCTCAGACTTGGTGTTGAATGAGTCAACACGCAGTACATTCATCTTACGCGCGTAGAACATCCACTTTTCAAAAGACCACTTGTCTGGTTTTTTGGCGTCATCCATCTCCATGATCGGAGGCCACCAGTTGACCATTGCATTACGCAGGCGATCCCAGATCAGGTTGTACATGTACTGATAGGTCTTGCATCGATCCATCAGAGATACACCACGACCACCATTGGTATTGTAAACGGTACCAACGATCGGTGGCAATACAATAGATGGGTTGGTCATGTCAACCACTTGTATCTGACACGGACCACCAAAGTAAGTATCGTCTCCAATCTTGTAAGCATCCCACCACCAGTTTACCCAGATGGTCTTGACATACTCTCCCTTGGATTCATCAGGAATGTATGTCTCAGGCATGATCATAGTTTCTTCCTCACCAGTTGCTGGGTTGGGATACTTTACGATCTGTACAGGTTTCTTGGATCTCCAAAGAACTCTAAGCTCCCTGATGTTTCCAGCAGTATCATAGTATGGACCAAACGTGTGCCCATTGATACCAGCAAGTGCCTCAGCAATATCGATTGTCTTGAGAACAGGATCATCGGTCTCGAATGCAGACGATGTAAAGTAAGGCTCTTTACCGCCTACATAGTTATCCTCACCAGGAGCAGAGTAACCATGGGTATGGTCTTCGATCTGCTTGATGTCTTTCTTGGAAAGATTCTCATGATGACGATCCAGTATTTGACCAAGACTCCTGTAGTTCTCGATCACAATAATGTCGGCATCCTCAATACGATTGGAGTTACCGTCCATGATCGTGTATACGTTCAGTGGGTTCAGCACCTCCATGTTAGGCTTATCGCCAATAGGA